ATCTACATTATTTCCTGTGATACTAAATGAAGATCCGATTCTGTTCATTTGTGTTGCAGCAGAATTGACTGTTAGCTGAACACTAGAAGTCATTCTTGATGTGATATCAGCCTTAGCTGACGGTGCTACCAACGCACCTGTCATCAATAACATAGCAAAAGGTAACAGTCTTTTCATTCCTTGAGACACTAAACCTATCTCTATATATACAGCAAAAATACTTAAAAAATTATTAATTTCATTGACAAAAACTTAACAAAAGTATATAATAAATAACTTGGGTGGCAAGGACTTGTTCCCCCTATTCAGTGGTCCCTCACAGGAATACTCCACCCTATTAATACCCCAAACCGAGACCAAGGGGATTATGTCTCTCATCTTACAAGTAAAAAACGCTCTATTAACAAATGACTACTCTTCAAAAGAGAGACAGTTCGTTGTTAGCAGGCTGGCCTCAGTTTACTGAGTGGGTTACATCAACAAACAACAGAATCTATGTTGGTTGGTTTGGTGTTCTAATGATCCCTTGCTTGCTAGCTGCTACAACATGTTTCATAATTGCTTTCATCGCTGCTCCACCTGTGGACATTGATGGAATCAGAGAACCAGTTGCTGGTTCATTCTTATATGGTAACAACATCATCTCTGGTGCTGTTGTTCCTTCTTCCAATGCTATTGGACTTCACTTCTATCCCATATGGGAAGCTGCTAATTTAGACGAGTGGCTTTATAACGGTGGTCCTTATCAGTTGGTTATCTTCCACTTCCTCATAGGTATCTCAGCATACATGGGAAGACAGTGGGAATTGTCCTATCGTTTGGGTATGCGCCCTTGGATCTGTGTTGCTTATTCTGCACCAGTCTCAGCTGCCTTTGCAGTCTTCTTGGTCTATCCTTTCGGACAAGGATCATTCTCTGACGGTATGCCGTTGGGAATCTCAGGGACATTCAACTTTATGTTTGTCTTCCAAGCGGAACATAATATCCTCATGCATCCATTCCACATGCTCGGTGTGGCTGGTATGTTTGGAGGTGCTTTGTTCAGTGCTATGCATGGTTCCTTGGTCACCAGTTCGCTCATCCGTGAGACTACTGGATTAGATTCACAGAACTATGGTTATAAGTTCGGACAAGAAGAAGAAACTTATAACATTGTTGCTGCTCATGGATACTTTGGTAGACTTATCTTCCAGTATGCATCATTCAACAATTCTCGTTCACTTCACTTCTTCCTTGCATCATGGCCAGTTGTTTGCATCTGGTTAACCTCTATGGGTATATGCACAATGGCATTCAACTTGAATGGATTCAACTTCAACCAGTCGGTTGTTGATGCATCTGGTAAGGTTGTTCCTACATGGGGAGATGTTCTTAACAGAGCAAACTTAGGTATGGAAGTAATGCATGAAAGAAATGCACATAACTTCCCATTAGACCTTGCTGCTGCAGAGACTAGTGAAGTTGCTCTTGTTGCTCCTACAATAGGTTAATGAAAATCAAGCCTCTCAAACATGTTAGATTGCATCAGATGAAATTCTTCTGGTGGGATCCTAAAGATGATCCGAGAGAACCTGAATATTGGCAAGACTCTCCTTCGGGAGGGTCTTTTTTTATGTTCTGATAAATATTTCAAAAAAAGAATATGGCTGGAAAAACTGCATTAACCCAAGCAAGACTTCAAGATTCTATTAACGAACTTGTAGTAAAGGAAAAGTTGGATGGGGAAAATAGTGAAGGTAATAGAATGATGTCATCTGCTGGATATAGTTTAGGTGTAAATGTTGAGTATACTTATGATGTAGATCAAAAAAAGATTGATAAGATGGTTAGGGCAATAGATAAAAAATATGGAATTCTTGAGAGTGATGATGTTAAAAGACATTATGTAGTTGGAAGGGGATCGGGAACTAAAAAAAGACTTAGATTTCATCAACAAAAGAAAGGATCAGGACGTGTTAAAACGGCAATGCAAGAAAAAGGAACCACAATAATATTAGAGAATGTATTAAATGGTAATGCGGATTTTAAGAAAGAAACCGATATTATGAAGCATACAAAAACTGCCAGAGAATTGAAGGAAGCTTTTAAGGGAGTTGAGCATCTTTTGGATAACTGGATTTGGACTTTCTTTCAACAGCAAGAACAATTTATACATGAATATTCCAAATCGAGTTGGTCTACTTTTGATTATGGTAATGATAGTTTTGTTGAATTCTTTGAAAAGGAAATTCTGCCATTTGTAAGTAGAAGTGGTGGTGGAAAAGCAGACGCAGGAAAATATACAGCTTGGAATCCAGCAGATATTTGGGCAGTTAGAAATAAGAGTGCAGTTCAGAAAAAGATAAAAGATGCAATGGGTGATGGTAAGAAACCAAAACCTCAAAGTTTACTTGAGATCAACACTATATTGGTTAAGTTGATGGAGAAGGAAGACCTTGTTGGTATATCTCTTAAGATGATAAAATATAAAAATAATGCTCATGTTCGTTTATTTAATGTCGAGAAGTCAGCTGCACTAAAAAAACTTAAATCCTTTATTCCTCTTGAAGAATACACTATGAAGGATATTCATTTTGAACCTGATAATATTATCAATCTTAAAGCTGTTACAACCTACGTTAATTATAAAAGTAAAGATTTTAGTATTAACATCACTAGGTCAAATAATAATATGAGTTTTAATACTCAAATTAAAGGTGCTGCTGCTCAAGGAGGACAAACACCTATTGCTATGGTGATGGATATGTTAAAGAATCCACCTAATTGGAAAAGATTTGCAACAGATTATCCTCAAGACCGTAAAAAATTTAATACAAAAGCACTTACTTATAAACCAATGTGGGAATTTGTATCAAAACATTGTAAAACTAAAACAAAGATGACATGGGAAAAGTGGGTGACTGAAATGAACGTTCTTTATGTTGAAGATGAAAGAGATGCTAAAGTAACATTGATGCAGTTAGCATTTTGGTATGATGCTATTACAAAGTTTGGTAAAGATAACAAAGACTCTTCAGAGTTTTGGACAGACATGTTGTACTTTGGTATGAAGGTAACAATGAAAGGACAGTTTGCTCCACATGCTAAGATCTCATGATGGATTTGGATGAGCAGGTATCATTGGGGCATCTCCTGTTGCAGGATAGAAGGTGTAAGAAGTGTGGAGAGATAAAGAATCTTATTGATGGTTTCTATAGGACTAGAAAGGATAGAGGGACTCTTCCATCGTCATATTCGTATGAGTGTAAAGTGTGTACAGTAAGAAGAATTGTTTCAACTCGGAAAAAAATTGACCCAGTGGGGTGGACATATCCCGATTGGTAGTGTTATACTCTGAGGGAAGTTTAAAAATTGCTATGATGTACTTCATTGGGGTGCTTATGGTACTTACCATATGTGCGTTTGTTTATTACCTGGGACTCTATAATCCTCATTAATTATACATAACATTTGTAACATTATTATTAAATGAAAGATCAGAACACAATTGGCAATGAAGAATCTCAAGAGCAGAAATGGAATCGTGGATTAGATTTGTATATCGAATCCGTACATAAACCAGACAATGCTCTACGTGCATGTGCTCACAATCAAAAATGTTTCAATGAACTGATGTCCGTGAGAGACACAGTACTAGTTTACTTACAAACCCTACGCAAATAGAAATGTCACAGCTACAAAACTTCGCAGTCTATTCTAAAGACGGTTGCCCTTATTGCGATAAGGTGGTACAGTTATTAGAGTTCACTGAATTAAGACACGTGGTGTACAAACTGGGTACTAATTTTACTAAGGAGGCATTCTATGAAGAGTATGGAGAAGGTGCTACCTTTCCTCAAGTAACATTTAATGGAACAAAGGTTGGTGGGTGTACTGATACAATTAAATTTTTACGTGAGCAAAAACATCTAGAAAACTAATGGACATTTACATTGCTGTCGATAAAGCAATAGATGAAGTCTTTGAAAATGATCGTTATGTTTTAAACCTCTATCAATTCGCTAAGGGATTAAAACTAAAGCGTCGTGATATGACTGAATTTATTCACAGTTCTACTACTAAAGAATTGAGTGATTTAATTACTGAACTTGATTCATATATTAAAGGAGGACGTGACAGAGAACATCAACAATTACGTGAGGCCTATGGTCATATACCAAAACCAAAGGCCCGTAAAATTAGAAAGTATTTGGTTACTATGTTAGAGGATGCAGTTCGTTATGAACAAGAAAAAAGACCAGGAAGAAAAAAAGCCTAAATTAGAAATAAATAAAGGCGTGGAGTTAATGCTCCGCAATAAACAGATTAAGGGGAGAGAACCAAGATCAATTCAATTTATTTTTGGACAGATGGTTTCTCTCTTCAAGAGAGAACTTCACATCTACATTGAATTTTCCTTAGACATTAAAAGGAAACCACCATAACTCAAAGGAGGATGATGAACGAGACTCTTATAGTCACCTTGACTTTTGCTACTATAAGTAGTATACTTTCTTTATTAGTTGGATTTGGAATCGGATGGTTAGCACAATCACATGCTATCAAGTCTAATCCTTATCACCGTGACAATCTACATCCTGAGATGTATGACCAACATGGGAATGTTATTCCCGATGAAATTTTCGCACTAAGATTTGAAAATGCCGACAACATCAAACGCCCTGGGACAGGGGGAGACTTCGGAGAAGGTTACTCTAGCGAGTGGATCGAAGAAGAAGAGGACGACTAAGGCTAAGAAACCTCTTCCTAAAGTAAAACTTCCACCTAATCCTTTCCAGTCAGAGATTCTTGACTTGGTTAATGGTACAAGAGGTAGACAGAAGAAAATTGATCTTCTTAGAGAACATCGTAATGATGCACTAGTTTCTCTTATGATTTGGAACTTTGATGATACTGTTCAGTCTGCTTTACCAGGAGGAGAGGTTCCATTCAAACCTAACGATGCTCCTGCAGGTACTGAGCATACGTCTCTAAGGCAGGAACAACGTCATTTCTATAACTTTATACAAGGAGGCAATCCAGCGCTCTCTAAGACTCGTAGAGAGTCTATCTTCATACAGATTCTTGAGACACTTCATCCAGAAGAAGCACACATACTAATCCTTGTAAAGGATCATAGATTGGTGGCAAAGTATCCTACATTATCACAAGACCTTATTGCTGAGGCTTATACTGACATTGAATGGGGTGGTAGAGGTGGTACTAAGTATGAGGTAGGTGTTGTAAATTGAATACCAATTACACTCCTTCTATATCAATTATTCATCAGAATTGTAAACCTGATGAAGATAATAATTCTAAGTTGCCATACACTGCATACCTTACTTGGTATAAAGTTGATGATGCCATTCAATATGATATTGCAATGGCAGATAAGACTTCTGAATTATTTGATTATTACTATGACAATTACCAAAAGAATTTCATAGGTATGGAACAGTCTAAAGGAATGGTTGCTCCAAACCGTTGGAATGTTCAAGTAACACCACCTAAAAAAAGAAAAAAGAGACGGAGGGAACCAAGAGATGAATGAAGAAGAATTAAGAGCACAGATTGAGTCTGTCATCCGTGATGAAATTCAAGAAGGGATTAATGATTACATAGATGACACAGAGAAGTCTGCTGCTGAAGGTTTTGGTATCACTAAACATGGTAATGAAAAACTTAAGGTTAAGGTGTCCAAGGATGAAGTTGATAAACTCATTAAAGAATATAAGAAACTCAAGAAGAAAGAGAAGTCTAATTTAAATCAAGTAAAGTTACTTGATAAATATGGAAAACCATTATGATTTATGACTGAAAAGATTGATACCCAAGGGATGAGTCTTCCGTCTAACAATAAGAATTGGAAAATTCAACCACACAAACCTCTGTTGATTGAACCTCGCAGGTTACATACTCCAGAGATGGTTAAAGAGTTGAAGATATTAATGAATGAGGTATTGGATGAACGTGAGTATAAAAAACAATTGGCAGGAGCATATGATAATGTGAAACCATTACCTCCATCATATTTTGATACTAAAAATTTTAAGCATCGTGTTGATGAAGAAGAACCACCCTACCAAGATTGGAGTCAATGAAATTATCACAAGAAGTTATTGATCAAATCCAAGAGGCCATGAACCACACCAAAATGAATGGTGATGAGAATTGGAAAGATGGAGATGAACTTGAAGTATGTTTAGCAGGAACTTTTGCTGCTGACAAGTTTATTACGATTATTAATCGACGTACAAACCCCCGCCCTCAAGCAAAATGAGACTTGGTGTTATGTGTTCTGGCAACGGAACAAACTTCGAGAACATCCTTCGCACCTGTAATAAGGATGAAGTTGTGTTAATGATACATAACAAAAAGAAATGTGGTGCAATTAAAAGAGCAGAAAAGTTTGGCATAAACCATTGCTATGTTAATGCCAAAGAAGAAGATCATATGATAAAACTATTTGAGACATGGAGAGTTGATCTCATAGTCCTTGCTGGATATATGAGAGTGATTAAAAATCCTGCTGCTTTCCCTGCTCCTATCATCAATGTACATCCATCATTACTACCTAAGTATAAAGGATTGAGTGCAGTTGAACAGGCAATGGAAGCAGGTGAGAATGTCACTGGGTGCTCAGTTCATTATGTCAATGAAGAATTGGATGGAGGTGAAGTAATAATGCAAGGAGAAGTTCCTATACTACCAGAAGATACAGTGGAATCATTGACCAAGGCTATTCAAAGAAAAGAATATGCCATACTACCAGCAGCAATTGAACATGTTAAGCACAAAGTACAGACTTCAACTCACTGATATCCTATGCAGGATTATCACAACTGATGGTGTTCCTGTTACACTAGAAGAACGTGTATGGATGAATAAGTTGATTGAACACAACGCATCAGCACGGTCTATCCATGATGAAATGTTAAAAGAATAGAAAACTGTATCGTATGTTACAAACCTACTTGACTATATAGTATTACTGTGTTAGTATTAACACAACGTTCGACCCTTAGGGGTTGCAAGTAAGTCGCGGAACGGAGCGTTCATCCCATGATACCTCTTCTAGCATCTACTGTTTTACTCACCTGTGATTATTCAAAGGAACTTATATCTAATATAAGACCTTCGTTACTTTCAGATGAGGTGATGACTGAAGTTATTCAGTCTATCAAAGACAGTAGTGAGAAGAACTGTGATTGGGACGCAAACGACTGAAGGAACGGATTAAAAACCCTACTACTTCAGGAGTAAAACTAATGGCGAAAGTCACCTATCGGGGTGTCGAGTACGACACTTCAGAGTACAACAAAAAAGTACTTAATGAAGCTCAACAGCATCGTAACCATGATTTAATGTATCGTGGACTTAAAGTTTCTAAGAAACTTGCTGCTGTATAACATCTGACTTACAGATACGCTAAAGGGGGCTTGCAGGCCCCCTTTTTTTGTGCTAATATATGTTAGTGATAAATACCATATGGACAAAGAGAAACTAAAACTAATTGTCAGGAATCTTAAACTCTTAGTTGATTCATTAGAGTCTGAGGTTCATGCTGATGATCTAGGAGTAAATCCAATTCCTGAATCAGTAGAATATTCTACACCAATTCATGATTATGATGAAATTTTTGAGGATGATTGATGGATAGTAAGACCAGACAATATGCATTGTCTTTATTACTGAAGACTTTTGGGAACACCCATGAGAATAGAGCTATCTATGAATGTGCTGATGAGTGGTGCAGTAAACAAATGACGACGAGTGGAATAGTTTCATATTTTAAAGCGTACTACGGTAAGTATGAAAGACAAGAAGGCAGCAAAATTAATCATCAAGAGGGCAAAGGAACATCCTGAACTGTATAGTAAAGAAGAAGTAAGATTCGCTAAAACCTTTAGAAAACAACTCAAACTTGAAAAGAAACAACATGAACGTGAAGTTAGTGAGCGTAACTCCAGAAGCAGAAAAGATGATGGGGTACGTAGCCAGAGTGAGCAACCCAAAGAACCAAGACAATCCAAACGTCAGTGGTTTGTTGGGTTATTGCATAAAGCACGGGCATTGGTCCGTCTTTGAACAAGCATTTATGACTCTAGAGATTGAAACTACTAGAGGATTAGCAGCTCAGATACTAAGACATAGATCATTTACATACCAAGAGTTTTCTCAAAGGTATGCTGATAGTAGTTTACTTGGTGAAGAGATTCCTTTACCAGAACTACGCAGACAAGATAAAAAGAATCGTCAGAATAGTATTGATGACATTGGTTCTTTGTTACAGAAATGGTATAATTGGAGAATGGATAGACATTTTAAGTGTGGTATGAATTTATATAAAAAGATGCTTGCTGATGGTATAGCAAAAGAGTCTGCTAGGTTTGTATTACCTCTTGCTACTCCTACTAAAATCTATATGACTGGTAGTGTAAGGTCATGGATACATTATATTAACTTACGTTCTGGACATGGAACACAGAAAGAGCATATGGATATTGCAAATGGATGTAAGGAAATATTCTCTCAACAATTCCCAGTAGTGGCAGAAGCCCTTGCTTGGGTCTAAATAACATCACATTATTAATTTCTATGGCAACTTACCCTGTAGTTAACACAAAAACTGGTGAACAAAAGGAAGTCGTGATGAGCGTTCATGACTGGACTCAGTGGTGTACTGATAATCCTAATTGGTTAAGAGATTATTCTGACCCATCTACCCTTCCTGGATTTGGTGAGGTGGGTGAATGGAAAGATAAACTCATTAATAAGAATCCTGGATGGGGTGAAGTCCTCAAGAAGGCCGAAAAATCTGGAGGCATTAATGCGAGACTAGCCAAAAAAGGTATTGGTACAACACAGGGGGACGATTAGTATGCCAAGGAAGAAGAAGGGTGATGATCCCATTGGAGTTGGACTGACTGCTAAGCAAATGAGAAGGAAAAAACCAATCAATGCTGATTTACTTGTTGACATTGACCCTCTTACACCCAATCAAGAGAAGTTCTTTAAAGAATATGATGCTGGAAAGCATCTTTTTGCTTATGGATGTGCTGGTACAGGTAAGACATTTATTGCCCTATACAAAGCACTTAAAGAAGTCCTTGATTTAGATACACCATACGAAAAGATTTACATCGTTCGTTCTCTTGTTTCTACACGTGAAATTGGTTTCCTACCTGGAGATCATGAGGATAAGTCTTATCTTTTTCAGGTTCCATACAAGAAGATGGTGAAGTATATGTTTCAGATGCCATCTGATACAGACTTTGAAATGCTTTATGGTAATCTTAAAACTCAAGAGACTATGACGTTCTGGAGTACCTCATTTATCAGAGGAACTACATTAGATAATTCAATTGTTATAGTTGATGAATGCCAGAACTTGAATTTTCACGAGTTAGATAGTATAATAACTAGGGTAGGAGATAATACTAAAATTATTTTCTCAGGTGACGGAGTTCAAACAGATCTTCGTAACAACCATGAACGTGCTGGCCTAGGTGACTTTATGAAAGTTATTTCTATGATGGAATCCTTTGCTACAATTGAATTCGGTATCGATGATATTGTTCGTTCGGGATTAGTTAAAGAATACATCTTAGCAAAGAACTCTTTAGGTATGTTATGACCTTTGATCATTGTAATTTTCTCGGTGACATTGAATTAGAAAAAAAGGAAACACCTGGTTGTAGACTCTATCAAGTCCCCAATGGTGAGTGGGTTCCTTCAATAACTTCTGTTACTAGTTTCTATAATCGACACATCTTTGCCAAATGGCGTAAGAGAGTTGGAGAGGAAGAAGCGAATCGAATTACTAAGAAAGCAACTACTCGTGGTACTGATTACCATGAGGCAGCACAGGCTTACTTAGAGAATAAAGACTTGGAATGGAATAACTTCCTTCCTGCTACACAATTTATGTTCCATCATGCTAAACCTTACCTTGATAAGATTCAAAATGTTCATGCAATCGAACGTACTCTCTACTCAGAGTATCTTGGCATTGCTGGTCGTGTTGATTGCATTGCTGAATATGAGGGTGAACTAGCAGTCATAGACTTTAAGACTTCTGAAAAGATTAAACCAGAGAAGTGGTTGGAAAACTATTTCGTACAAGAAACTGCATACGCATGTATGTATTATGAGTTGACTGGTATACCTGTTAAGAAACTTATTACTATGATGGTAACCCCAGGAGGAGATGTAAAAGTATTTGACAAAAGGAACAAAGACGAGTATATTAAGCTATTAGTAAAGTACATTAAGAAATTTGTCTCCAATAATCTCCAGTCTCATGGTAATGGATAAAGAACTAAACGCAGTACTAGAAAAGAAATTCCTTTGCCCTTCAAAGTTTGCACAGGACATTGAAAAGTTAGTACATGAAAATGATTCACTCAATTACATTGAAGCAATCATTGTATACTGTGACCAGAACACGATAGAACTAGAGTCAGTACCTAAACTTTTATCGAAACCTCTCAAAGAGAAACTTAAATACGATGCACAAGAGTTGAACTTTTTAAAACGCACATCCCGTGCGAAATTGCCGATTTAGTTTCATAAAAGCTCCAAAAAAAATCCTGCCAATTTTTCCCCCTATTACTTTTTTTAAAATGGAAGATGATCATTATCACATAAACGATCTATGGGAAGACATGGATAGACTCAACGCTTTATATGAAGAGTTGATGTGGTCTCATGATGTTCAGTTAGAATTTAAAGCAGACTACGACAACAACCGAATTATTATTCAACCACTAGATGGATGATGCCCTTTGAATGTTATAAAACTTATCTGGCAATGAAGAATCACTTCACCAAGGATAAGTATGATTATCACAAGTATTGTGGTAGGTCCCGTGCATCTTTACAATCATTCTATAAGCGTAAAGACAGGTACTTTTTTGAGAAGATGTCTAGAGCACATCCAGACAAGGAGATTGAGGATTATTTTGTAGCTAACTTTGCATCCTGTAAAGATCCAGAGACATTGTGGATAGGAGAGATAATAAAGGAAGGAGATGGTAATTTTAAACAGTGGCAGAAGAAAGTTCAGTCACTGTCTTATGTTTTTAAGGAAGATGCTGGTATATTATTTGATAGGAAGGTGGATGAGGTGTTTGATTGTAACAATGGACACCCTCATATATTAAAAAGTTACTTGGGTGGTTACACTACTCTTGAAACTCTGGTGATATGTGATAGAATACTTGGGTACGTTAAAAACTTTGATAAAAAGTTGAAGGATCCGGTGTGGGAAACCGTCAGTAGACGGATTAAAAAATATACACCCTTCCTAAATATTAATGTACCACATTATAAAAAAGTCCTTAAGGAGGTTGTTATTCATGGCTCTCAATAATGATGAAGTTCTTGAAAGTTTAAAGAGTCAGTTGATTACTGTCAGTGAAACTCGTCTTAAACTTCTAGGTGCTATCGATGTTCTAGAACAAATTAGAGATGGTGTAAGTGAAACAGAAACTCCTGAGGAGGATGAAAGAAATTGACGTTTTTTGATTCAGACCTTGTTCGTAAGGAAATGACAGACATTCAAGATCTTCAAGAGGAGGTCTATGGAAGCGTCTTTAATTTTCCTCAAATGGATAATGAATCTAAAGCAGAACATATTGAACTGCTTCAGGAACTTCTTGAAAAACAGAGGATTCTATACACTCGTATGAGTTTATCAGATGATCCTGCTGCCAAGAAGATGAAAGAGAATATCGAACAGTCTGCTGTTATGATGGGGATGCCCAAAGATGTTAACATGGCAGCCGTCTTTGCCAATATGGACAAGATGATTGATGTGATGAAACAGCAGGTTGACAATACCTCTTCTGAGTAGTATAATAAAAAGGTACACAAAAGCCAAATCCAAAAACAAAAGCCAAATCTATGTCTTTTTCAAGTCTAAAGAAACAGTCTTCTCTCGGTTCGCTCACCTCCAAATTAGTTAAGGAGATCGAGAAGACAAGTACTACCAGAGGTGGTGCTGATGAGCGACTTTGGAAACCAGAACTGGATAAATCCGGTAATGGTTATGCTGTCATTCGATTCCTTCCTGCACCTGATGGTGAGGATCTACCTTGGGCAAAGGTTTATTCTCATGCATTCCAAGGTCCTGGTGGATGGTACATTGAGAACTCTCTTACTACTTCTGGTGGTAAAGATCCTGTATCAGAATACAATCGTGACTTATGGAACAGCGGTAATGATGCTGATAAGGATGTTGTTCGTAGACAGAAGCGTAAGCTTTCCTACTATGCAAATATCTACGTTGTAAAAGACCCAGTTAATCCTCATAATGAAGGAGGAGTCTTCCTATTCAAGTTTGGGAAGAAGATTTTTGATAAGTTAACCGCAGCTATGCAGCCTGAGTTTGAAGATGAGACACCCATTAATCCTTTCGATTTCTGGCAAGGTGCAAACTTCAAGCTTAAGATACGCAAGGTTGATGGTTACTGGAATTATGACAAGTCAGAGTTTGATGCTCCTGCACCTCTGCTTGCTGACGATGACGCACTTGAAGCACTCTGGAAAAAAGAGTACTCTGTTGCTGAGTTTACCTCACCATCTAACTTCAAATCATACGAAGATTTAGAACGTCGTCTTAAGTCTGTTCTTGGACAGAAGCAAGCACAACGCCCTCGTTTTGATGAGGAAGTTGAAACAGAGGATAATGCACGTGCTCCTGTTGTAGCAGCAGTTGCTGCTCCTGTTACTACACAGTCAACAGATGCTGATGAAGATGATGCTTTAAGTTATTTTCAGAAACTTGCTAACGAATAGTTAACCTAAGTTGGGATTACTTCCCTTCTTTAATTTCGGGTTAATGTATTCACTTGATGGTTCGTAGTCTAGTAGAGTTTCTACTTCGTCTACAACATACGATAAAAATCTAGACTCTAGGATGTTGATATTTCTTTTATCATCCTGGAGTCTTTCTTCATATGTACGATAACTAATACCTACTATAGGACTTACTTCAATTAATTGATTAGTCCCACTATCTAAGAAGGTTGTTTTAAATGTAGAGTCAACAATCTTTCCTTTAGGTACAAATATTTTTCCTTTAGAGTCTTTGATTTGTATAGTTTCATAGTGTTTAATTAAATCTACTCCACCAGTGTCACCATATTTTTCTGAGAGATAGTTATTAAAATCTCCCTGTGTCATTGGCCATTCATCTCTTACGTTGATTATATTATTAGAAATAAGTACTACCCAATCTAAGTCTTCATCACCGTATAATTTATAAGCAACTTGATCAGGCCTTTCATCTCCTACTATTTTATACTTAGTAAAAGCCATGAAGTCAGTAAAGATATCTTCTCTTACTATTGCACGACGAAATAAGTTTTTGACTTCTAAGAAGTCACGATTAGATTTTCTCTCATTAATACGTGAGATGTAATCAAAGTTTGGGAGTTGTTTAAAGTAATTAGACATTAGTAACCTATCATAGAGTCGTCGTTTCCATCTAAGTCCGTATAATCTTGATCAAAGATTGGATCTAGTTCTTCCATTGACATTCCTATTTCATATGCAGTCATTGATTTGTTTGGTAATGTCATATATGTTCCGTCTGGTACATAGTTAACAGTAAAACCTGTTATCGCAGTCCGTTTCATTTTGAATAAGAATGGATGCTCTTCACTGTATCCAGCATGGAAGCATACATCAAATACATTAGGAGTATCTAAGTATAGACCACTACCAACTGATTGTTTTGCTGACATTCCTTGCTTAAAGAATCTAATAATTTTTTTAATTATTAGTGTTTCTTTTGAACTTCTAGCAGTTAATCTAAAACTATAATTGAATGCACGTCTTGCTGGTCCAGTGAACAGCAGTTCCATATTAGGATTAATGACTTGTCCTTGTCCTCTAGCAAGTAGTTGTGCAGTATTAGCACCAAGTCCTCCTATCTGACTCATTAAAGTAGTCTTTGCATATTGACCAATTTCTCCTCCATCTTTTTTAGCAAGGTCTACAAAACTATTAATTGAATTACCTATTTGATTACCAAATCCCTCAAAACCACCTGGTGGATTCATTACTTTTGTTGCTTCTATAGCACCAGCCATCTGGAGATTGTTCATAGAACTTTCACCCCAGTTAACAGTGTTGCTATCTCCAAGTCCTGGTGGTATAGGTAGAATAACAGAACCTAGAGGATTCATTGCTCTGGTGGATGCCCTATTTTTCCTACCTCTTAAAAATTTACCAGGGACATACTGCTTCATAGTAATTCTCATGAAGTCTACGTCATCAGGAAGTTTTGCTAATGGGTAACGTAAATTTGCATAAGAACCTCTTCCTGCTGTAGTTACTGCATCTTCTCCTTTACCTAATTTTCCTAGATTTAGAAGCTCTTCACCTTTATCTTTACCTCCTTCAGTATCTCCACCACCATCATCAATTTTTGTATTTGCTCCGTTTACTTTAGATCCCCATTCCTCTATAGTCTTATCACTAACATCATTCTTGTTTATAATATTTCCCATTTGAGATCTGAGTTGGGAACCAGCAGATGCTGTCATCCCACTACCAGGTTGTTCCCCACTCCATATACTTCCATCAGAACCTGCAAATAAACCATCAACATTTTGAGTGTATGTGGTTCCATCAACAGTTACTGTTGGTGCAACAGAAGGATTATCTGGATCAAAGGACAAGACTGCCCTTCCATCATTTGTTGAAACACTAGCGTTTGTTAATCCCACAGTTATCTTTTTAGTTATTTAGAACAAAATTTTGATAGGGAATTGTCTTGAGCTCATCAATCTCCATTGGGTTCACATAATATAACTGTCCTACTACCTCCATGAAGGTATAGTTCCTCATTCTATTCCAATGGAAGTTGTATCCCTTGAATCCATTTGGCATATATTCTGTTACAGCAACGAGAGGATTAGTATCGTATGTAATGTTAGGAGTCTTTGCCTTGTAGATGAAGGTATAGTAGTTTCCTAAGTCAGGTACTGGTGTTACACCATCAGATAGACGATCAATGATATCTACCATTAAATCATCAGCATCTTCTGTACCTATAAGGTTCTTCACCATACCAGTGAGTCTATTTCCGTAGGGTTTATCTAACTCCAAGTTCTTTTTCCGTAACGATTTTAAAGGTTAGTTGTCTGTTTTCACAAAATGATTTAGCAGCCTTCCATTTTGCTTGGTTCTTTGCATACTCTGCTATTTCACGGATGAAAGTTCTCTTTTGTTTCTTTCCCTTTACAGGAGGAACACAATGTTTCATCGGTTTAACTTCAATCACATATCTCATTAATTTACCATCATTTTCTTTGATCTTCATGTAGAAGTCTGGGAAGTAACGATGGACTCTATTATCTAGAGGTGAACGATAGGGTATAAAGAATTCTTCACTACCCCATTCAAGTATATTTACATTACGATCACACCATTTCATAAATTTTAGTTCCCAAAGGGATCTATAAATGATGTTTCTTACGTCACCCTTGTACTTATTTTGTTGAGTAGGGATAAATCTACCTTTATATGACATACATAGTATAGGGAAACACCATATGGTATTTAGATGGCTGGCAACATACCAGGTACAAGATATAGTACAAGAGATTTTTTAAGCAAGTTTGGAAATCTTGCTCAGTCAAGTCTGTATAGAGTCCATTGGGCATGGCCTTCAGAGGTACAGTCATATTTGTCAGCACAGAAGATACCTAATATTTTAATGAATGAGGGTAGTGTTCTTTGTAAAGCAACTTCACTCCCTGGTTCTTCATTGTCAACACATGATGCTTCTACTGACTTCTATGGCGTAACTGAGAAGAGTGCATATCGTCGTTCTTTTGATGGGACTATTGATTTGACATTTTATATTGATAGTGATTATGGAATGCTTTATATGTTTGAAGGATGGTTGGAATATATTATGCAATTGAATGGTGGTAGTGATTCACCATCTGCTTCTTATCATGCTTCTTATCCTGAGGATTATAGAAGACCTCTTTATCTTTATAAGTTTAACAAGGATCATCAGGGCGTACCTTCATCAAGAAGAGGAGTACATGGAGCAGCTGCTAATGCGTATGGTAAATCAGGGGAGATAACATATACATTCGTCGATGCTTTTCCTCAAAATATATCATCAACAACTGTTTCATATGATCCTTCTCAGAACCTTGAGTTTACTGTAACCTTTGCTTATACTAGGTATATAACTGATAGAACTCTGAGTAGGAATAGTGGTGGTGGTGCTCCTCCTGACATAGGAAGAAATCAATCTACTAAGAGTGCTCCAAAAGATAATCCTTCTGATCCAAAAACGAGATGGGTTGGTAAAAATTCTACATTTGTTGATAGAAATGGTAAAGTTATTATGCCAAGAGTAGATGATCTTGGAAATGTTGTAGGAGCAGGGTTGGGTGAGATGATTAACCAACCAACAGGTGAGGGTGGAAAACGTAATGAAGCACTTAAAGGGAAGAACGTTAATACTAATGATGGTGGTGGAAATTCTACTATAGATGGTTCTATTGGTGACTTTGGTGGAACAGGTACAACTAGTGGAGATATTGCTTTAGCAAGAGCAAGAGAAAAGTCTGTATAAACTTGCTAAATAAACACACATAATATTATATTTTGTTATGCCTTTACCAAAAATTGCTACGCCAACCTATGAGTTGGAATTGCCTTCAAGTGGAGAAACAATTACATATAGACCTTTCTTAGTTAAAGAAGAGAAACTTTTAGTACTTGCTATGGAAAGTGATGATACTAAGAGTATCACTAGAGCAATAAAAGAAGTTCTTAAGTCTTGTATTAAAACAAAAATCAAAGTAGATACCCTTCCTACATTTGATATTGAATACTTGTTCCTTAATATCAGAGGTAAGTCTGTTGGTGAGGAAGTTGAAGTTACTGTTACATGTCCTGATGATGGGAAGACAGAAGTAGATGTAACTATACCTATAGATAATATTCAAATTCAGAAGTCTGACGAACATACAAATACTATTAAACTTGATGATACTTTGTCCATGACAATGAAGTATCCTTCTTTGGATGAATTTATTGAAACTAATTTTGATGTTTCTTCTAAGGGTACTCAACTTGAACAGTCATTTAGTTTGATTGGTTCTTGTATTGAAACTATCTACAGTGAAGAAGAGGCATGGCCTGCTTCTGATTCTACTAAGAAAGAAATCAATGAGTTTCTAGAGCAGTTAAGTTCAAGTCAGTTTCAAGACATTGAAAAGTTCTTTGAGACTATGCCTAAACTTTCTTACGATGTGGTTGTTACTAACCCCAAGACTAAGAAGAAGAATACTGTTGTATTGGAGGGACTAGCAAGTTTTTTCGGGTAGCACTCTCCCATATGAATTTGGAGAGTTACTTTAGAATCAATTTTGCTTTGATGCAGTACCATAAATACAGCTTGACGGAGATAGAAAATATGATGCCTTGGGAACGAGACATCTATGTAGAACTCCTTAAACAACACCTCGAAGAGGAACGAGAGAAGCAAAAGCAAAATGAATCTCGATGACTTAATTAGGAATACTAGAGAGGGTTTACCTGTTTCTCCTCAGGATGCTGCACGTCATCAGAAAAGAGTTAAAGCTAATAAGTTTTTTGATCTTACACAGGAAGTAAAGGTAGATGGAACTCTTGGTGGTAAGAAGTTATCAAATAAAGAAAGGATAAGAGGATTTAAAGCAGCAAGGGGTGGAGCAGACTCAGTAGATTGGAATAATTTTCTTGACCAAGTTGAGAATAGAAAAGAAGAAGCATCAGTAGGTAAAGGTACTAATATGCTTCCTGGAAGTGGGAAGGGAGGAGTGTTGGCGACTATTGCTACTGATGTTAAGAGTATACTTGGTATCATTAGTACACGTACTGATGTAGAAAAGGATGCTGCTGATGAATTGAAGCAAGAGGAAGAAAAAGATACTAGAAAGAGTAAGGAAGAAGGTAAGGAGAAGGATGCAAAGAAAGGAATGAAAGTTCCAGGTTTTATTCAAAAAGCTGCAGCACCTATTACTAATATCTGGGGACAAATTGTAAAGACATTTGGAATTCTTCTTGCTGGTTGGGGTATTGGTAAGATATTTGATTGGTTAAGTGACCCTAAAAATAAGAAGGCAGTAGAAGAACTAAAAGAGTTTATAACAGTTGCTGCTCCTGCTGTTATTAAAGGTATCTTAGCACTGGTTGCTCTTGATATAGGAATTAAAGTAGTTAAATTTGGTGCGATGTTGGCAAAGGGAAGTCTAACATTGTTGACGGGGTTGGGGAATATGACTAGATCACTTATAAGTTGGGCAATTGCTAATCCCGTTGTAGCTGGTTCAATAGGATTAGGTGCTCTTCTTGTTGGTGGTGCAATAGTAGCACATAATCGGATAAAGAAAAATAGAGAATCATTTGATGAACAAGATGATGATAGTACTTTAACTGTAGACGAGTTTAGTGAGCAAGAGGATAAGAGTAAAGTTGATATCAAACCAGGTCAAGCATATAGTGAAGTAGGAACTATGCCTGGTATGATGAATTTTAATACAGGTGGAGGAGTTCCTGGAACTGGTAACAGGGATAACGTTCCCGCCATGCTAACTCCTGGTGAGTTTGTGATGAGTAAGGGTGCAGTGCAGAAGTATGGTACTAGTACTCTTGCTGGAATGAATGCTATGGGTGGGGGTACTAACTTACCTAAGAAAAAGAGTGGTGTATTTTATGCTTCTGGTGGTGGTTTGGTAGATGATGTAGCAAAACCAATGATTAAACAACATGAAGGTTTGAGACTGCAAAAGTATAATGATAGTATGGGATTCCCAACTATTGGTTATGGACATTTAATTGATAAGAATGATGTTATTGGTGGAACTATTACACAATCACAGGCTGATTCATTATTTGATATGGATTATCAGCATCATAAAGATGCAGCAATGAAGATACCTGGATATGCTAATGCTAATATTAAACAGAAAGCAGCATTGATTGATTTGACATTTAATATGGGTCCAGGATGGGTAGATGGATTTCCTAAGTTTAAGAAAGCATTTTCTTCTGGTAATTATGATGCTGCAGCAAATGAACTTATTAATAGTAATTGGTATGGGCAAGTTAAGACTAGAGGTCCTGCTATTGTTGATTTGATACGTAGTAAAGGAGCAGTAAGTGGAAAGGGAATAGGTAGTATTGATAAGACTGCTACTCAATTAATTAATAGTGTACCAGGTGGTGGTAGTGGATCTGGTGGTGTAAGTATTGTTCCCGTACCTTCTGGTGGGTCTTCAGGTGGGTCTTCAGGTGGGTCTTCAAATAGTGGTGAATCTTTATTTTCTCCTCTTGATCCTGATAATCTTTCTACTTTGATAATGAAATCCATGTATAGTATCTTAGATTAATGGTAGGATTACTTGCTGGTGCTGCTAAAGGGTTACTTAAGAAACCCAAGAAGGTTGATCCAAAGAAATTTGCTGGCAAGATGGAGGAGGCTAAGGCATCCTCTAAAGCAAAAGGAGGTGCCTTAGCAATAAGACCTGTAGAATCTATTGTCAAAGTTGTAGATATAAAACCTAAAGATGCTAAAGTAAAAGCAAAGGGTGGACCTCTTGCTGAGATACAAGAAGGTGTTCATGCAATTGTTCTAGCACTTAAGGGTGAACAAGACGCAAAGAAGAACAGAGCAGTAGCACAAAGAAAGAAGAACCAGAAAAAGAAAAGGTTAAATTTAGAAGCCTTATCTGAACTTGGTAAGACTGTTGGTAATGTTGCTGGTGGACTTGCATCTGCCACTGGAATAAAATCTTTATGGGGTGCTATTTGGAAGACACTTGGGTTATTATTTGCTGGATGGGCGATGAACTTTCTCCCACAGATATTAGAGTTTGTTAAGAAGTTTGTTGATATTGCTACGAAGGTTATAAAAGTTGCTGCACCTATTTTTAAAGCAATATGGAGTACCTTTACATGGATAACAGATAAAGGTTTTAAACTTCTTGCAATGGTGTCAGGTATTAAACCTGAAGAGGCATTAGATAATAGTATTATTAAGAACTTCACTGAGATACAGAAGAGGATACCTCTTATTGAAGCAGCATTTGCATGGTTTGCTATACTTAAATTAAAGAAATCGTTTGGTGGTGGTGGTGGCCCAAGAAGAGGAATAGTAAATACACTAAAAAGAACTAAAAAATTAATTCAAAGAAGATTTTTTGATCCAAAACGGGCTCAAAAATTAGACAGAGTGAAAAATATTAAAAAACTTAAACTAGAAAAAGCAGATAAAGTTGATGATGTAGTAAAAAATGTAGGAAAATCTAAGTGGTTTGGTAAACTAAAAGGTGCTGGTAAAACTCTTTGGACTAAAGCTGGACAAGCTAAAGATTTCTTAGGAAAGCAAGGTAAAAGTTTTCTGAATTGGGCAGATGACTTTGGTAAAAAGTTCATGGCAAGTGCTGATGAGATTATTAAGGGTGCTATGGCTCAAGGCCAAAAATGGGCAACACAAATAGGTGATATTGGAGAGATGGCTAAAAATCCTATGAAGTTGGTGGAGAAAGTAAAGTCCGTATTAGGTGGTCAGTTAGATGATGTTGTAAAACAAAATAAAACTGTTGCTAAACTTGTTAATCTTGCAAAGAATCCTAAAGAGATAACCAAAGGTATTAAGGGATTACTTAATAATGCAAAGAAGAGTAAGGGATTATTACAATTAAGGCAAGGTCTTAAGGGTGCTCAGAAGATGAAGATTGGTGGTATTGATAAAGTCATTGCTGCTATTATGGGTCTTCTTGATTATACAGTATTCAAGGAGTCTCCAATTAATGCAATTCTTAGAGCACTTGGTGGATTGTTAGGATATACTGCAGGTTTTGCTATTGGTGCTCCGTTTGGTGGTGCTCCTGGATTTATTACTGGTATGGCAGGTGGGTTTGTTGGAGAAAAGGCTGCGATGTTGATTGCAAAGGGACTTGCTAAAACTGAATTAGGACAGATACAAGATCCTATTATGAATGATGGTAGAATGCTTGTAAGAGATCCTGATGATGCTGGAATGAATGAGGAACTTGATGCAGCACAGTTGGAACATGGACTGGGTGATGATGAGAAATTTAATGCATTGGAAGAAGAATCATTGAAAGAAGAAAGTGAATCTACTTCGGATGCATTGAAACCTAATGGAAATGCTGCTAAAGAGAAATCTAAAGATGCTTCACTCATCAGTAAGTCAGCATCATATGATGAGAATGGTGGTAAGTCTACTATTATTCCTGTTCCTATTGGTGAAATGCAAGGTGGTTCATCTAGTGGTGGTAAGACTTCAGTTAGTAGTAGTGATAGTAGTGTAAATAAGTATGAGACTGTAAATGAACTCAAGAAATCTCAGGTTCTTTCTAAACACTATTCTGATTGATGGCAACCAAAAAAGAAAAAAGCACGTTCAAAGAACTGTCTATATCAAACCCCAGAACAGATGCAGCTGCAGATCTGAAATCAGGTCTTATCGAATTAAGATACTATGAAAGTATTCTTTCTAATCATGTTACCTCAACGATGGTGTTAGGAGATACTGGTAATACTATAGGGCAAGGAAAGAATAGAAAGGATCTTTTAAATGGACTACCAGTTAGAGGTGGTGAACCAGTAAGAATAAGAGTATTAGATAAAAATGATAATGAGTTAAAGTTTGTTGGAAAAGACGGTGCTTTTTATGTCAATAGAATAAAGAATGTTCTTACAGATACTAGAAAGACATTGATGCAGTTTGATCTTTGTACTAAAGAGTTTATTGGTAATGAACAAGTAAGAGTTCAGAAAAGATATAGTGGGAAGATATCTGAGTCAGTTAAAAAGATTTTAAAGGATGTTCTTAAGACTAATAAACCTCAGGATATAGAAGAGGTTGCTAATTCTTATAATTTCATTGGTAATTTAAAGAAACCATTTTACACTTTAACTTGGTTGGCTTCTAAATCCATACCATCTGATGGTGCTTATGGAAAAACTGCTGGATTCTTTTTCTTTGAAACAAAGGATGGGTATCAATTTAAGTCCATTGATTCTTTAATAGGTCCTACTAAGGGTGGTGGTAATGCAGACTTAAAGTATAAAAAGTTTTTTGAGTTTACTAATCTTCCTGATACAAGGGAAGGGTTTGGTAAGATACTACAGTACAATGTGAATAGAAACATTGACTTACAAGAGAAACTTGTTATCGGTGCATATAATGCGAGGTTTACTTTCTTTAATCCATATACATTTCATGTTAATCATAAAGATATATCAATGGATAAAGATCAAGCAAAGGGTAAGGTAGTAACAGCAGGAACTCAATTAGATTTTGTTGCACCAGAGTTTACTCAATCAATTACAAGAGGATTTAGTGCTGTCCTTGATGTGGGAACCCTACCAGTAGGTAAAGATGCTGAAGAGCAGGTTGACAATTGGAAGGAAAAAAAGGATGAGATTAATGATAGAGTAACTGATAGAATGATACAAGCAGTCACTAGATATAATCAGATATTTTCCATTAGTGTTGATATCATGATAGATGGTGACTTTTCACTTAAGGCCGGTGATACAATATACTGTGAGTTTCCTGATCTCTCTGCTCAAACTAAGAGACCTAGTAAAGAAACTAGTGGACTGTACTTAATTGCCAGTCTATGTCACAAAATCACCCCTTCTCAAACCTATACATCATTGAATTTAATTCGTGATTCTTTTGGTGCAAAGAAAGGGGTTAAATAACACAGGAGGAATTGAACTATGACTACTAAGACACCTGACCACGACCTAAACCACGAGGTCTACATTGATCCTAAAGATCATAAGGAGCATATCAATCATGGTATGATTGAATACTCTGAAGCAGATTTAGAGATGCATAATGATGCATTTCATGATCATACTGAAGATGAAGTAGATAAGAATGATGCTAAGATTAATGATTGGCACACACGCCATGAAGATAAGCACTTAGAAGTGTATTGTGACAACCATCCAGATTCATTAGAATGTAGAGTTTACGACGATTAATGATTGACGAATCGCTGGCAAAGAAATATAGTATAGGACAAGACGGATTCACATGGTGGCTTGGACAAGTCTGTGAATCCGAAACTTGGTTAGCCAATTATCCTGATCTACCTAGAAAAGAAAAGAATGAATTACCTGGATTTAAGAGAAGGGTAAAGGTTTCTATTTTAGGGTGGCATAGTACTGATAAGAATGAGTTAAAGAATGAAGAATTACCTTGGGCATATTGTCTACTACCAGTAACTGCTGGTGGTGGGTTTGGTGGCTTGGGAGAGTCGGTGAATCTTAGTGGTGGTGAGTGGGTCTTTGGATTCTTTTTAGATGGAAGTGATGGTCAGCAACCAATAATTTTAGGTATATTAGATAAGTCAACACAAGAAGATTATAGAAATGAGATTCCAGGAGAAAGGTATGAACCTTTTAGTGGATATACTAATAAGAGAGTAGTACCTCTTGAGAATATTAAAACAGATGATGCAGTTGAAAAAGAGGCTGTAGGTGAAGCGGATGTTTCAGAAGGTGATACTGGAGTTAAGAGAACAAAGACTAATCCAAAAGAATGTACATGGATTGAACAAGGTTCGGGTGGAGAGACATATGTTAAATCAAATGTAACAAATGTTGATAATCTTAAGGCCACTGGAGATATGCTAAGAGCTGATAACTCTGAGTGTAGCAATCCTATGGCATTTGCTGATCGTGCAATGAAACGATTATCAAACCTTAAGACATTGCATAAGAAGTATGATGGATATATGATTGATAAGGGAATGAATATGATAAGTGATGATTTAATGAAACTGGAAGAAGAGTATTGTGCCGATGCTGTAGCAACTTCTCAGGGATTAATACAGTCTAAGGTAGAAGCAAAGACTTTAGAAGCAGCATCTAAAACGATGTCAAAGGTTGCAATGTTTGCACCATTAAGTGAGATGGTAAAGGCAAATGTTGCTAATGAAGAAGCATCAAATCAGATTATTACAGAATTTAATAAGATAAAGTCTAAGTTGCCTTCAGAGTCTATGGGCTTTGTTAAAGAGATGGCTTCTAAAATTATAAGTCAACCACCATGTGTAGTTGAATCTTATATGGGTAGTCTGACTGGTAAGTCTTTGGGTAGTATAGATGCAAATATGAATAAGATGATGGGGTCAGTTAATAATGTTATTTCTTCTATTGATAAGTTGGGTAGTCTTTCCAAGATGGGATTGGGTTCCGCAGGATCTCTTGGAAGTATGCTTAGTGAAGGGTTGAATGCTTTTGGTGGTATCTCTATTGATATGGATGGTATATCTAAGTTTACTACTTCTTATAAGAAATTGTTACCTGGTGAAACATCTCTTCCATGTCCAAAAGGTGTGGACTTTAATATGTTAGATGGAGGTGCTCCTATTCCACCTTCACAAACTAAGTTAGGAAATATGCTGGAGAATGTTGCTTCTAGTGTGGCAGCAGCAGGACAATTAGATGCAGGGATTGGTAATTTTATGAAGAATAATAGTCTTTTCAGCACTGCTCTTACTCTTGATAATGTGAGTCTGGGGGATGTAGGTGGAATGGGAGGACTTACAGACGTATTAGATAAAGCAAAGAACTTAGATGGTTTTAAGAATTTACCAGGAACAACAGGTGAGTCTATAATTGAAGCAACTAAAAGTTTATTAGGTGGTGGAGGGAGTGTTGATTCTGCTATAATTGCTGCTAATACTTTATTCCCTGGTGGTGGAGATGTAGTTAAAGCAGCATTTAGTGATCAACTTCAAGGACAAAGATCTCCTGGTAATTCTTGCGAGACAGGACCTACTTTAAATGGTCCACCTTTAGTTAAAATATTTGGTGGGTCTGGTAATGGATGTACTGCTAATGCTGTTATAGGACCTAATGGAAATATACTTGCTATTGATGTAACAAGAGGAGGTAAGGGGTTTAATGAAGTTCCTTTTGTTGCTGTTGTTGATAGTAGTGGGAAAGGTTCAGGATCAATTGTTAAAGCTAGTGTTGGTTATGGAGGGTCTATTACTGACATAAGTGTAGTAAGTCCTGGATTTGGATACACAAGCACCCCTGATGGTGGAGTAGGAGGCAATGGTAGAACATTTGCAGAAGGTGATGGTACAGTATTAAAAGATAGAGAGGGAAATTATTATTCATTCGTTCCAGGTACTGGTATTAAAATACCACCAGGAGGTACTGTTTATCTTCCTACTGGATCTAAGGTTGAACTACCTACTAGTGCTCTTACAACTGATGGAAATCCTGTATTTGATTCTAACCAAAAGGAACCAGGTAAGATTAAGTCGGTTCAAGTTAATTTAAGAAAAGCATTTAAGGGGTTTGGAAAGGTAACAGATGGTTCAGTTGAGGGTGCTGGTCCTATTCTTAGTATTCGTGATGCTGTAACTGATAGAAAGATTAGTAATCTTATTGAGGTACAGACAGGTAGACCGTTCAATATTGATTATGTAAAACCTGATATATTAAAAGAATATAGTAAGAAAAATATACTTGCTAAAGAAGGAAGGACAGAAGAATTTGAAGAACTAACAAGTTTTGGTGTAAAAGGAGTTGATCCAAAGTCAACTGATGAAGAATGGGTGAAACAACAGTATCATTTTTTATTCTGTAGAGAACCTGATGCTGGTGGATATAGGCATTGGTTGGGTGATCTTAAGAAGGGAGCAACTAGAGCACAAGTTCTAAGAAATATGAAGATTGCTACAACAGAATATGAAGATCGTCAAGCAAAGATTAAGTCAGGTGAAGTTGATCCTGAAAAATGTAAGTTTAGGTGGAGAAAGGTAAAGAGAGATATTCCACCAGTTATAAACAATTATAGTATTTTAGATCCTTGGATAGCAAATCTTGCAGCAGGTACTATTCTTACCTTCAGAGGAGTTTATAATCATCATGAACCACTGACTGCAGCACAACTAGAAGATCCTTATGATTTAACTAGAGGTAACTATAGATATTTTGTTTTTGATTATGAGGTAGAAGTTTATGAGACTGCATTGGGATATTCTTATGCAAAAGGAGATGATACTATCAAGACTAAGTGGTATAAGTTAAGGAAGATAAAATATGTAACGGGTACTAAAGATTTTGTTAATGGTGAGGTTGTTACTAAGTGGATGAGAGATTATGAGGGTAGATTATATGAAATGCATATAACAGTCTGTACTTATGATGATGACAAGATAGAGGTTAATGGTCATGGACTTGCAACTAACTCAGAAGTTCAGGAAGTAGTTAAGACAGCCTTACCATGTAAACCACCTATTACATCTGATAAGTTAGCAGACTATTACCCAGTCAGATGGTATCGTGAGAAGACTGTTGTTCCAACAACTACTCGCATTACAAAATCTAATAAAACTTTACCTGTTAATTTTGCTGGATTAAATCCTGCAAATAATCCTATTAATGTTGCAGCAGGTGGAAAGAGTTTGTTGTTAAAGGATGGTCATGGTCAAGATACTAATGCAACTTTTAGTGTTACTGGTGGAAATGCGAAATTTACTGGTACTGGTACGTCTGTAGAAGGAAGTGGTCAATCTACTTTTACTTTGACATGGAATGATAATCCAGGAACTGCGGGACAAGCAGTTGGTAGTATCAATTTTGGGGGTAAGACTTGGACGCAAACAGGTAGGAGTGGGTCTTTAACTCAGACTGTTAACCTTGGTAAGCAGCTAGAAACTAAAATAGAAGTAGAGGATGTAAGTAAAACTGATGATATCTATACTAAAGAATATGTTCAAGGGGAAGGACATATTCCTGGGACAGAAAAGAACTTACTTGTCAAGGAAATTGTTAAAGTATACAATTCATTTGGTTCTAAGAAGTATGGTTATGCTTACAAGCAGGGTTATTTTCAAGGAAGAATGCATTCTGATAGGAGTGGTTTAAATTATTGGGTTAATGAATATATTAAAAGGTTGAGGGATATGAGAAGAGGTATAACTTGTGAGACAGAAGAGTATGAAGTTAAGCAATCTACTGCAGGTAAACCAGTTGCAGTTAACTTTAAGGTTAAAACTGCATCTTACTATGCTGATAGTGTAAAGATAGAAGGTTTGGATATTAATATAGGGAAAGAACTTGGAGCAAATAAAGATATTAAGGAGAGTGTTACAAGACAAGTTGAGTATGGAAAGGTTTATGTCGTGACATTTAAGAGTATTCAAGGTGTTGAACGGTTAAGAAATAAAGGTGATAATATTATTGAGATGGAAGATCTTCCACCAGGTCAGAAACAATCAATTTATTATGATGATATAGTTATTGAATCTAGTATAGGTAAGTTCTATAATATACAGGGAAATACTTGTAGTTTTAGAGTGGATGCTGTTTCTCTTCCTTCTATCAAAAAGAAAAGGATTAAAAAGACAACAGCTCTTAGTGAGGTTGAATATCTAGGATATAAAAATAATTTAAATCAAAAACCTGAACCTAATGCATTCAAATGTGTAAAGGATACTATACTTCGTGCTGCTAAAATTAATTTTGAGAAGTATGGTAAAGTAATTAAGGAAGAAAAGTATTGTGACTGGGCTACACAGTATGTTGAGGAGGTTAGGACAACCTTTAAACCTACTGGTACTTTGGGATATATACTTCCTTGTGGTGGAGAGATAACTGCACCTCCTGGTGGTGATGAACCAACACCTATTGAGACTGAACCTAAGATAATTGTACCTAAGACAGTTGAAATTGTTTCAACTGGTATAGGATATACTGATGGAGATGTGGTTAAAATTAATGGTAAAATTGTTCCCTTTGATATTGATCCTGATGGTAGAATTATTACTTGTGGTCCACCACCAAAAGACCCAGTATTTGATTATCCTATTGTAGAGATAGATAGTCCTACAGGTTGTGGTGCTGACATTGAATTGACACTAGAAGCAGTTCCTGTTACATCAGATCTCTTAACACCAGATGGTGAAGCAGTTCTTCCTGCTAATATTGTTGAAGTTGTTGATTGTGTCGGTAAAAACATTTTTATTAAGGAGAGTTAGTAATGTCAGGTAGAAAACCAGCAGGATTATTTGGATTAAATATTTTCTTTGCGTGGAGTAAAACAGGAGCTGATGGAACTATTTCTATAGGTGGTGTCTCGCAAGATAAGGTGAGACATGCTGTACGTTTACAAAATAAGTATGATCCAGATCATTATGTTTCATTAGATTCTAGTGGTCCCAGGATATCTACTACTACAATAGAGTCTCCTAAAGGAATTACCATCAAGACAGGACAGAAGCAAGAACTTACTGGTGCTTCTACTCTTTCTATTATGGTAGAGAAAGGTAATTTGGATATTGAGGTAATGAATGGAGACTTTAATGTAACTGCAGATAATTTTACTTTTAAAGCACCTAAGTTAAAATTAGATTCTAATGGTAAGGTTGTTACAGGTAATGTAAGTTTTGATAGTATAAATTCTTTTGATGTTAAATCACCTACTATTAGAATTGATGCAAACAAGTTACTTGACCTTTCTAGTAATAATGTGCTAAGATTGTTTGGTGATCGCACCACTGAAATAATAAGTGGTATTTGTTCCATGCAATCTTACAGTACTAGAACGGGTGCTCCTCCTGATTTATTTGACAATAGGGAGGAGAATAAAAAAGCACCAGGTGATAATAGTCAAGAATATACTGGAGAATCTCAATATCAATCTGTAGAACAATATAATGCTTTGTCTAAAGAAGAACAAGCAGCTCAAATGAACCCACAGTACACCCCTCCTAAGTAAATGACTCACATTATTGACAGTGCATTAATCACTAAAGACTTAGTAGTTGGAGGTGGAACAGCACAAGACCCATCAGAACAGATTGCTATTGGTCCAGGGAATGATTTATTACATGGTAGTGCTGATATTTCAGGTGTAGTTCATATTGGTGCTGAAGCATTTGAAAAGGGAGAATCTACCCTGATGGTTGCTACCAGTCATCAGCAGCAAGGTTCTAGAGCTTTGAATGTTAAAGGTAACGCAACTATTACTGGTGCAGACCCTTACCCTCTTATAGTTGGAGGTAATGCTCTATTCCTTCATCCAAATATTGGTGATTTGTCTACTAGGTTTAATGCTGCTGATAGTAGACCAAAACCATTCGATATGAAGCATCCCACTGAGGGTGAAGGGTATCGTTTAAGGTATGCATGTATTGAGGGACCTGAAGTCGGTGTATATTTTAGGGGAAGGTGTAGAAATAAGAAAGAGATTATGTTACCTTCTTATTGGAAGGACTTAGTGCATGAACATAGTATTTCAGTACAACTTCAACCTATTGGAGCACATCAGGATATTATTGTAAAGAGGTGGGATAAAGAAAAAGTATATCTTCAAGCGAATGGTGGATTACCTATTGATTGTTTCTATCATGTGTATGCAGAGAGGAAGGATGTTAATCCTTTGATTACAGAATATAAAGGTAATAGTTGGGAAGATTATCCTGATACATTAGAATATGATGATCCTCAATACAGTGGGGTTGTCAATACGAAGACTAAGTGATATAATAATTATATCTGTTGGATTATGATGAAACTTACTGGACGTTTAAAAACTGGAAACCGTATTGTAATACCTGATGAAGTAAATCCAGAATCAATTGTGGTTCATCTAACACCATATGGTTCTTGGCAAGAATTATATGTTAGTTCTGTTGATTATGGAAAATATATCAATGTGCTGTCTGGTTCAGGAAACAACGTAGATTGCTTCTACATTGTGGAAGCTGAAGAACTGTCACAGTCCTGATTGACAAAATTGGGGTACTGCTGTAATATATAAGGATAATAAGAGATATCCTATGGATGATGATGCTTGGTTGACTAGATGTGTGGTTAATACCACTGCTCGTTCATTTCGTCTCTATAGTAGTGACGGACATGAAAGAGAGATTTCTTGTGATACACCAGAAGAGTTCATGAATGTATTACAACTCTGTAGAGAAATGTTAGACGAGGACACTCTCGCTTACACCAACCCTTTAGTTTCTAAATCATGAAAATTGCAATTGCTGCTATTATTGCCCTTGGTTCTGTTAGTCCTGCATTAGCAGACTATCAACCAGGATATTCTTCAAGTCGTACTTGTTTTAAGACAGAGTATAGAGAAGAATATGTTCCTGGAACTCAAGATGATCCAGGATATGTTAAGTCTTGGAATGAAACATTAGAAGTTCCTTGTAATGCTGGAGAAAGAGCAGAAGGAAGGACATATCGCAGACATGTTACTGTCTATGAGAATGTAGACACTAATGATTGTTCTGAAGGTACAGTAGCAGGTGGATTACTTGGTGGTGGACTAGCAGCATTTGGAACTCGTGGAAAAGATCGTTGGTGGACTATTCCTACTGGTATTGTAGGTGGTGCTATGCTAGGGTGTGCTGTTGATGGAGGTTGATATATTATTTCGATTTTTGATTCCATTAAAGCCCGGAAAAAAATTCAGGGCATTTTTTGCCCTATTACTTTTTTAGAAAATGAAAGAAGATAAGTATTCTGATTTTTATCTGGAAATATGTGAATATTACGGATATGAGATAAAAGACGGTAATTTTATAAAATCAAAAAAACCAACAGAAAATTCATATTTTGAGAAATTAAGAAAAGTTGATTTATCTTAATAATCTCTTAATTAGCAAAAGTACCTATATATAAAAGGATATAGTGTAATTTTCAGATGAAGAAAATCTTATTGATTGCTTCATTATTATTTTTAGGTGCAAGTGGTGTAAAAGCTGATATTGTGCATCGAATTTCTGCGAGTACTCAGCTGACGGTGGATGCCGCAGCTAGTAATGCACAGAGAATTGGAAGTAGTTATACCGTCCAAGGTACTAATATCACTGCTGGTACTATGGGTGGGTTAACAGCTCAAACTGGTGCTACAGCAGCTGCTGGACATACTGATGGTGTATATACTGTCACCACAGCTGGTGATGCATTCAGCCTTACTGAAAGCTTCACATTAGGCGATGCTACTAATACCATCGGTGCTGGTAGTGATGTCACAGCATATGTCTATACTGCTGCTGATAGTAGTGGAACTCCTTCTGCACAACAGACATGGGGTAACGTTACTGATTTACCAGCATTTGGTAATACTACGACGACAGCAGGCGGCTATACTGGTTCATTAGCTGGTACGATTGCGACAGATGGAGCAATTACTTTAACAGCTGGTGGAAGTGGTACTACAGCTACTGGCCAAATCGTATCAGAGGTGACAATCAGGTAATTAGTATGAAGAGATTCTTTCTACTATTTTTGTTATTAATACCAGCAAAAACACTTGCAGTGCCAGTGGTCCCCAATTTTCAGCAGGGCTCGATGACGAGCCATACTGAGACTGAATCCACAATAACTGAAACTATAAACTCAATTGATTACAGGACAGGATGGGAATACACAGTGACCGGGATGGGCATCGAGAACGATGGTGCGGCTTTAAATCCCACAGTCAATTCTACTCAAGTGACGATAACACCAGCAACGGCAACAACTGCCACAGAGGGGTCGGGAGTAACAGGAGCATTAACAAGTTCCTTCGACTCATTAGATCTCTCAACAGCAGGAGCATTTACAATCTCCGAACCAGGAGGAAGTTTCCAATTTACTCAAAGTTATTCTGGGCCTGGGATGACCAACCAGACCATAATACAGAGAGTAACCGCCGTAACATCCGTCACCGATACAACAAGTACGTTTACGCAATAGGGGCTTCACTACTAACTGTAGTCAATCCCACCATAGCATTAGCGGAAAGTGTTGGTGGAGTATCAGCAACTGCTAGCCCAATCGCTAATAGTTCTGGCTCGGTAACCAATCAAGCTATTCAGGTTTTACAAGGTCCTTACGTAACCAATACTTACGGGAATCAAATCTCGTGTCAGGGACCTACCTTTAACGCAACGCCATATATTCAATATAGCAATACTTGGAGTGATCCATTTGAAAGGGTTTATTATGAACCTCAGTACAATAATATTGATGTTGAAGGTAAAACAGTAGAACAACAGGTTACTGTAAAGAATTATCCTTGGGAATCTTGGTATGATACTAGAGTAAGAACTGACCCCAATGATCCTAAGTATGATGAAGATGGGGATGGACTACCTGATAGGTGGTGGGAAGATGGTGCAGATATGGTTATTACACAGGATGTTGTAATTGGTGATGGAATTCCTGATAATCCAGGAGAAGTAATCTGGCAAAAACCAGTTCGTACTGAAATGAAGGCAAATAATAATTTTAATTTAGGATTATCTGCTACATTTTCATTACCACTTGATAAGAAATTACAGAGGTTATGTAAAGAGGCAGCTACTACTCAGATAGAGCAACAACGTCAATTGACTGCAAATAAGCGGTTAGACTTTGAGATAGCCCGTTTGAAAAATTGTGGTGAATTAATGAAATCTGGGATTATGTTCCATCCCAAGTCACCTTATGCTTCTATTTGTGCTGATGTGGTATTAGTAAATCCACCAGGAACTATTAAACCTCACGAGCATGATTTACCTCAACTTACTTTCCCTTCAGGAGACGAGCAGCCTTCACAGCAGCATTCGCCTCCTTCTGTTTCAGAATCCGTTCCTGTAGAGATAGAACCTTCTCCTTCTTCCCAAGAATCTTCTGAACTTTTGCCATCACCTTCTTTATCGCAGGTTTTATCACCTTCAGGAGCAAATCTGCTAGGGGTTTGGCAAGTAGGGCGGATGAAGTCGCTACCACAGCAATAGAGGCTGTAGTTGTTACAACATTAGCAGAAGGTAAATATTTTTCTACAAAACCAATATCTTCCCATAGGGTTACGCAGATATATTCATCTGGATTTTTAGGATCCCGTTGTAATTCATATTCTTTAACTTTTTCTGTACCTGCCTGATTTAAGTCTCCAATACGCCTTGCATTGGGTGGAGGGCATGGTTGGTCCTCTGCAGTGTTTCCAGGGGTTACAGGGGGTTCTACCTCTGGTGTGATAGGTGGTTGAGGAGGATCGCCAGTATCAACTCCTCCTTGGTCATATTCTTGTTCTCCATAAACAGTCTGCCAATTTAATCTATTTGCTTCATAATTAACTGGATTGAAATATGGCATTCCTCCATCACATAGTACGACGTTTCCTTTTGGGTCGTCATTCATTAAATTTTTATTTTCTGATACAACATTAACACCATTTTTCCTTCTGGCATTTTCTTTCTGCATTGCCACACAACCAGGCATATCCACGATTGGTTTACCAATTTGTACGGTGACTGGTACATCCATTTCACCCGTATATGGTGGATTAATCATCCATACACGTTTATCAGAAATTTCCATAATATTAGCAGAGTTGGTACTAACTACGTAAACAGATCTAATATTTATACCATTAACACCAACATTAGGTACGTTGATACTATTGGTGTTTATATTACCAATACCTGCGTCATTAATTTCAGGAATCATTATTTTTGAGGTAATTGGTTACGATAATCACCCTTAGGTTTTATTCCATTTACCGAACCAGTGGTTTTTGGCCATGCTTGGTAAAGGGCTTCTCTAACTTCTTCCCTAACTATTTCTCGAAGTTCAGTTGCTTCTGCTTTTGCTCTTTTTTCTGGTCCTCCAGTGTAGTGATCAATTGCTTGATTACCCCCCATAATTGACCCAGTTCCGAGAACTGCAACCGCTGTTCCAGCTGTTGCCATCTTTTGTATGTCCATAGCTATAAATAGGCACCCCTTATATTTACTAAATAAAATATAGCAAATACCTGGTTATAAAGAAGATGCCTCTTAGTCGTCTGCAAAATTTCCTTAAGAGTGTCAGGGGAAATATATTATATGTAAACCCTACGGATCTTGATGCGACTGATAGTATCGAGAATCAGGGTAACTCACTGACACGCCCATTCAAGACTATTCAACGTGCTTTAGTAGAAGCTTCAAGATTTTCATATCAGACAGGATTGTCAAACGATAGGTTTGCACAAACCACAATCCTCTTATATCCAGGAGATCATGTAATAGATAATAGACCAGGATACATCGCTAATGATGGTGGTGGTGGAACAGCAGAATATACTAGTAGAGATGGTACAACAGGACTAGCAATATCTCCATTTGACCTCACATCAAACTTTGATTTAGAATCATCAAGTAACGTATTATACCAGTTAAACAGTATTCATGGTGGTGTTATTGTTCCACGTGGTACTTCTATTGTTGGACTTGACTTAAGAAAGACGAAACTACGTCCTAAGTATGTTCCAGACCCAGAAAATACTAATATTGAGACATCTGCTATATTCAGAGTAACTGGAGGATGTTATTTCTGGCAGTTTAGTATATTTGATGCTCCTCCAAATGGACAGGCATATAAAGATTATACTAAAAATACTTTCTTACCTAACTTTTCTCATCATAAGTTAACTTGTTTTGAGTATGCTGATGGTGTTAATAATATTGATGTCAATGATAGTTTCTTAAACGTATCGAAGGACTTTACTGACCTTAACAACTATTACTATAAGATATCTGATGTTTATGATGATGCATCTGGTAGGCCAATTGCTCCAGATTATCCTTCTGGAAACGTTGATATTGAACCTGTTATTGATGAAACAAGGATTGTCGGACCTAAGGGTGGTTCTGTAGGTATCAGTTCTATCCGTTCTGGTGACGGTGTAACTGGTAATACTACTATTACTGTAGAGACTTCTACTGCCCTATCAGGACTTACTGTTGATATGCCATTACGTATTGAGGGTGTTACTGCATCTGGATACGATGGACAAAGAACTGTTAAGTCTGTAGGAAGTGGTTCTACCACATTTACTTATGAAGTTGATACTATTCCATCAACTTTATTTGAGACACCAGCAAATGCAAAAGCAGAATTACAGGTTGATACTGTAAGTTCTGCATCTCCATATATCTTTAACTGTTCACTTCTGTCTGTGTACGGAATGAATGGTTTATATGCTAATGGTGCTAAGGCAGCTGGATTTAAGTCTATGGTTGCTGCCCAGTTCACTGGTATATCACTTCAGAAGGATCCAAAAGCATTTGTTAAGTACAATACTACTTCTGGTGTATATGATGACAGCACAACAATAGATAATATTACTGCTAATTCACTTGCAAGGTACAAACCTGATTATAGTAACTACCATATTCGTTGTTCTAATGATGGTGTATTACAGATTGTATCCTGTTTTGCTGTTGGATTTAATGGACATTTCTTAGCAGAAAGTGGTGGTGACCAATCTATTACCAACTCTAACTCTAACTTTGGTGCTACTGGACTTATTGCTGATGGATTTAAGGAAAATTCATTCTCTAGGGATGATGTAGGTTATATTACACATATTATTCCTCCTAAGGAGATTACAACATCTGATGCTGCTCTAGAATTTGTATCATTAGATGTTAATAAGACTCTTAGTGTAGGTAATACATCAAGATTGTACCTTTATGACAAGACTAACTCTGCTGTTAAACCAGAAACTGTACTACAAGGTTTCCGTTTAGGTGCCAAAGTTGATGATGAATTAAAGGTTCTTATTCCTCTTTCTGGGGTATCAGAAGAGTATAGTGCTAGAATTATTATGCATAACACTGCATATTCTTCTAACGAATCAAGTTCTGTAAAGAGATTTACTCTTGATAGGTCTGCTGTTGGTATTAATAGTATTACTAACAGTACTTTAACTTTAACTGAGGCCCATAACTTCCTTTCAGGAGAAAGTGTTAGGGTTATTTCTGAAAATGGACATTTACCTGATGGTATTGATGAGAAATTAACTTATAATGTTATTGATACTGATATTGATAGTAGTTTAAGTACTAAGCAGATTAAGTTAGCACAGAACGAAACAGACGCACTTGCTGATAACTTTGCTACTCTTAACAATAAGGGTGGTATTATCACTATTGAGTCTAGAGTTTCTGATAAACTTGCTGGTGATGTAGGACACCCTGTTCAGTTTGATAGTGGAGAGAAACAGTGGTATGTAAACGTTGGTACTGCTGCCACTCAGAATAATATCTATTCTACTGTTATTGGATTTTCTACTGCTATAGGAACTAATACTCCTAGAAGTTATATTTCTAGAAAGTCTGATGATAGATCACAACAGGATACTCTATACCGTGCTCGTTATGTAGTACCTGCTGGTGTATCTTCTGCACGTCCTCCAATTGATGGATACGTTGTTCAGGAAAGTTGTGGTGATATTGAAACCACAGCAAACATTCAGTTAGTCACTCTTACTAATGCTGTTCAGCAACGCAATGAGAGATTTATTGCTGATGCAAATTATAATAGTAGTACTGGTATTGCTACCATTACAACTGAGATACCACATAACTTAGAGTCTGGTGCTCAGGTTCAGATACTTAATGTTGTAAGTACTAACAACACAACTGGTGTTGGAACATCTGGATATAACTTTAAGAGAGAAGTTACTGGAATTATCTCTGATAGGTCATTCTCTGTTGCTCTAACTGATGATCCAGGAACGTTTGATAATGATACAAGTACAAGAACTATAAGTCTTCCATACTTCAAGAAGAAGGATTACGCAACTAATTTCTATACTTATAGATCTACTGAAATTAAGAAGCATGTTAAGGATCAACAGGATGGTGTTTATCACTTAACGATATTAAACTCTTCTAACAGCCCTAATATAAGTCCATTCAGTAGTGAGAAGTTCTCACAGAATATTACTGACTTATATCCACAGGTTGATAGAGATAATATTGATTCAGATCCTGATTTTGCAAGAAGTTTTGCTACACCTGATAATATTGGTGAAGTATTAACTAATAACCTTAAGAAATCAGTCACTAAAGAGAACCTTATTCGTTTTGGACGTGATTCTAGTGTTGGACTTGCTATTACTGATATAGTCAGTGATATTGTAGTTGGGACATCTCATACTCTTTATACTGATAGAGACCACGGACTCTTTGGTGTTAAGTCGGTTGGACTTGGTTCTACTGGATTTGGTTATGGTAGTGGTGCTGCTGGAACTCTGTATAACGCAACTCTAACTGCTATTGGTGGTTCAATAGTTGGTAAATCTGCTACTGCTGAAGTTGATGTTGATGCTATTGGTGGTATTACATCTGTTCGTATCATTAACCCTGGTTCTGTATTTGCTATTGGTAATACAATGGCAGTTACTGGTATTGCTACCACGACAGGATTTGTACAAGGTACAGTAGAAGTTCTTTCACTCTTTGATAATACTAATGATTCTATTGAAGTCTTAGGTGTTACATCTAATACTTACAGTTCACGTAATACAAACTATCAAGTTACTGGATATACCATAGGTGAAAGTAAGGAGATACAGGTATCAACTGGTTCTTCCTTAACTGGTATTGGTGCTGCAAGTACTACAGGTATTGGTGTTACAGCATGTGAACGTGCAATGATGTTCAATGCTGGACCTGGTATTGGTATCACTTATTTTGTATATGATTATCTAAGTGGTATTGCAACAGTTGGTTCTGGTAATACTGCTCATGGTGCGGCTGTTGGTAACGTTCTTAACTTCACTGGTACTGCTAATACTGCATATAGTGGAAACTTTAGGGTAACTGAGGTTGTAGGAATAACAACATTTAAGGTTAGTATTGGTGTTGGTACAGAGTCTCCAACAGAGACAGGATTTGGAACATTTATTGCTCTTAAGAAAGGTTATGCAGCAAATGATGGTGCTATCTCACTAGAAGATGAGAATTTAAGTTCCAGAATGGTTCCAATCCTTTCTGGTATTACAACTACATTGAATGCTGCAGTATCTACTAAGACTGGAACATCTGTTGAGATTACTAATTCCTTTAATAGTGGAGTTAAGCAAGGAAATTATATTCAAATTGATGAAGAGATAATGCGTGTTGCTACAGTTCCTGTTGGAGGTACTAATGCAGTCACAGTATTGAGAGGACAACTTGGAACCAGACGTAATACTCACGTTGATGGTTCTGTTGTTAAGGTTGTATCTCCAATTGCTACAGAATTTAGAAGAAACTCTATTCTTCGTGCTTCTGGACATACATTTGAATATGTTGGATTCGGGCCTGGTAACTACTCAACTGCATTACCCGATAAGATTGATAGAGTTTTAACCTCTAAGCAAGAACTTCTTGCTCAGTCACTTAAGAAAGGTGGTGGTGTCAATGTCTATACAGGCATGAATGACAAGGGTAACTTCTATGTTGGTAATAAGAAAGTCAATTCTACTACTGGACAAGAAGAAGTTGTTGATGCACCTATTGCTACTGTAACTGGTGAGGACTTAGATATTGCTTCTGGTACTGCAGTTGGATTGGATATTATCACTCCACTAGAAGTCACTGTAAGTCGTGCATTAAAAGTTGAGGGTGGTACAGACAGTAACATCATCTCTGAGTTTGATGGTCCTGTTCTATTCAATAAGAAAGTAACTTCACTTGGTGCTGGTGGTATTGAAGCTAACTCCTTCTTTATTCAAGGTAATGCAACTGTTGCTAGAGAAGTTTCAGTTATCAATACTACTCCAACTGTAAATGGAAACCCAGGAGATATTAAGTTCTTCAGCGATCCTTCCTCTGGTGGAAGTGTTGGTTGGGTATTCACTGTTGAGAATGGATGGAGGAAGTTTGGTGATGTTAGTACATCTGCTACTGCAGACATTAGCATCTTCGATCAGGTTGGTATTGGAACTACCACACCAAATGCGAATGAACTACAAATAGGTTCTGGTTCAACAGTTATTGTTTCTGCTGCTGGTTCCTTAGGTGTGGGTGTTACATCTCCAGTTTATAAGTTGGATGTCTATGGTGGTATTCAAGCGACTGGAATTATAACTGCTGGAACATACCTATATGGTGATGGATCTAACATTACTAACTTACCTGCTGACTCTGAGTGGACTAGAACTGATGCTGGTATTAATACAGTATCAACGAATGTAGGTTTAGGAACTACTAATCCTGGATACAGTCTTGAAATTAAGGGTGGTAAGTCTGGTAACAGTGGTGACTTGTATGTAGAAGGTGATTCACAGTTCGTTGGAGTTTCTACCTTTGCAAATATTAAAGCAACAACATTAAGTGCTACTTCATTTGATATTAAATCATCTAGTGGACAACTTGAAGTTGGAATTGGAACTGTTCTTGGTGAGTTCTACGTTGGTGCAGGTGGTACTGCCATATACCATGAGAATGGTAAGGTTGGTATTGCATCTTCTTCACCTGACAATCAGGCCACTGTTGATATTGGTGCAAGAACAAAACTGAATGACTACTATGAGAAAGTTACTACAGCAACTTCTTCAAGTGGTGTTCTTACATTAGATTTAAGTAAGAGTAGGTCATTTGATGTTACTACTTCGGAAGCGATTACAGAGTTTGTTCTTTCTAACAGACTAGATAGTGACGACCACACTACATTTACTCTGAAGATACAGCAAGGTTCTACACCTTATGCGGTTGGTATTAATACCTTCAAGCAGACATCAGGTGGTACTGCGATTCCTATATCTTGGAGTGGTGGAGTTGTTCCTTCAGTCGTTAGTGTTGGACTTAAGACTGATATCTACAGTTTCCAAACATTTGATGGTGGTACTTCACTTTATGGCGTAGTCGTCGGACAAAACTTCTCATGAGTCAGAACTTTAATAGGGGATTAGAGAATGAGTATCTCATCCCCTATATCTCATTCACAACCAATCCCCAAAGTGGTAGTATTGTTGGTGGAGGAACTACTACTCTGACTGCAGTTGCTGCAGCTTCTACGGGTATTGGGTATTTTAATTATAGATGGTATCAGGATGATGTATTGAGTGGTGGTATAACAACAGCATTGTCTGGGGTTACAACTACTAGAAGTTATACTTTAGATTATGCTGGTGATGGACTTTCTAGGGCTGTAAATTATAAAGTTAGTGCTGAATGGGTTCCTGATAATTCTAATCTAATTGTATCTCATGGTACACCAGGTGTTGGTGCTACTGGTGTGGGTATAGGACAATCTATAAGTGGTTATTCACCTTCTGGAGAGACATTTTCTAGTGTAGGTATAGTTAGTGTTGCACCATCAATTACTGTTGGTATTGTTACTGTTGGGGTACAACCTTTAGGATTTAATACTTCTGCTTATAGTTTAGAAAGAACTCTTAGTGTTAATTCAACTATATCAAATGGAGATAATGGTAACTTAGCATTCCAGTGGAAGAATGCTGGTACTAATGTTTCAGGAGCAACTTCTAGTTCATATACATTTACTCCAGGATATGTGGGACTTAGTACATATACTTGCTTAGTTTCATATCCTACCGATGAATTAGTTTCTTCTGTAACTAGTGATAGTATAACGGATGAGGCTACTGATTTAACACAAACGCTTAGATTAGAATATATACCTGCTGGTGCAGAGAAAGTAAGTAGTAGTGTAGATTATAAGGTTTATTCAGAAGAAGTTAACCTTGCTGATTATCCTTCTGGATTTAAGATTGATTTAAATCATGTACAAGAAGTAATTAATACTGCTGGTTCACGTAATACTTCAACATATGCATGGGATTATTATTATTATGTAAGTATGTTCTCAAAAGATGATGACATTACTGTTGATTTGGAATTAGGTGGAGCACAAGGAGCATCTGATGGAATTTATGAAGGTGGTATTGGTGGATGGATGGTTATTCAAGGAACTATGGGAAAAGAAAAAGAATTTGTTGGAATTGCTGCTACAGGTTTACAATCAACCAGAAGACCTGCTACTGCGGTTTATGAGACTGGAAGTGTGGTTGGTATAGTTGGAAATGGTGGTGAAGCAGGATCAAATGGAGAAGGTGGAGATGGAGGATCTGATGGTGCTGGTAGTCTTGGTGGTGGTACTGGTAGTGTAGGAGGGTATTTTTCACCCAATTCTTTAAACGCAGAGGGAGCTCCTCCTACAGTGGGAGCAAATGCTGCAAGGGGAGTAGCTTCTAGATGTCCAAAAGGAAGTAGTTGGTATCAGAACAGGTATGGTGCTTGTGAAACATTTACTAGTAAACTTAGAGATCCTGATGGAGTAGAGTATCCTGTTGCAACTGATAGTAACAATACAGAGATTACTCGTGGATTTAAGATGACTAATTTATATCTTGATAATGGAGGAGTTGCAGAAGATATACCAGCAGGAACTGGTGGATCAGGTGCTGAAGGTGGTTCTACATCATATCCAGAAACTGGTGGACCTGGTGGATCTGGATATTATGGTGGTAATTGGGAAAAGAAAGCTGGTGGTGTAGGACAGAATAACGGTAATAGTAGGTCTTGGACTTATACTGATGATTCCCTAGTAGGAAGTTTGCAACAGACTGCAGTCACTGATGGACAGAATGGTTATATTCGTATCTATGGTAGAGGTGGAACTTCTGGAAATAGTACTCTTTTTAGTGATGATAAAGCGTATGTAGTAAGAAATGTCACACGAGATGGTACAACTACTAACGGTTTATTTCTTGATTTAAGAGAGTGGTCATCTCAGGTGGAAGTCCTAATAAGAGGGACTATTAGAAATAGTTCTTCTAATAATTATCTTAGTATATACTTAGAAACAGAGGGTGATCCTAAGTATCAATATGATATATGTGGTGATTCTGATCAATCTCATGGTGGTACAGGTACAACTGTGTTCACCATTAATGAAAATTCAGGGATTGTAGAAACTTGGGTAGCAGGTGGAGCACTTTATTTGTTCCGTTCTGGTGATCAAGAGTCAGGTACCTCTTCAATCTTTCAAGGTGGAGAAAGTCAGTGTGGTTCTGGTGTAGCATCAGGTGGAGAGTTTGATATTACTGTTCATGAACAGTTATCTACCATAGGAACGGTAAACAATAGTGGAACTAATGCTGATTTAAGAGTTAGTTTTGCAATTAAGGGTGAACGATAAACTTGCATAAATAATAATGCAAACAGGGGGGATAGTGAACTCCAATGGCGGTTAATAGGAATTTTGTAGTAAAGAATGGCCTTACGGTCAATACCAGCCTCCTGTTTGTTGATAGCTCAACTAATCGAATAGGTATCGGTTCTACCGTACCATCTACTATTTTAGATGTTATTGGTGGTATTGCTGCCACTGATTTAAAACTATCTGGTATCAGTACAATATCAGGTGCTATCTATGGTGATGGTGGTGTTGCTGCTATCCAAGTTGGAACTGGTATATCAATTGCAGGAATCACAACTCTCGCTGGCGGCGGTGGTATTACCACAACCGGTGGCGATTTTTACGTTGGTGGTGATTTGTATGTTGGTGATGATGTTGAATTTGATTCGATATCAGGTAGAGAACTTTATGTCTCTGGAATTGGTACTATTAATCAGTTCCAAGCACTGACTGCCAATGTTACTGGTATATCTACATTTACAGGACAGTTAAATGCTGGTGCAATTTCCGCTTCATCTGCTACAATACAGGAATTCAATGTTGGTACTGGTGGAACAGTTCTTTATGCTGCCCAAGATGGTACAATTCGTCTAGGTACTGCAAGTACATTAGCAACAGTGACATTAAATGGAGGTTCAATTCCTTCAGTTGGACTCGTAATCGCTCTAGGCGGTTAATAAATAATCTCAACACGTAAAAAACAATGGCAGAAGCTTTTTCAAACTCAATTACAAGAACAGTCGGAGTTGTTACTTCCTATTCTGGTAGTACAATAGGTGCTGCTGGTACTACTATTACAGTAACGGCAAATACTGGTATTGGAGTTTCTGACATGGTGGTTAACCAGAATTTTCCTGGTGGTGCAAAAGTTAAGCAGATAGTAGGAACAACGATTTATACTGATCTTGCTTCAACGAATGAATCGTCAGCATCAAGTCAGGTTGTTAAGTTCCTTGGTGTTCAAACTTGTTATACTTCTCCTGCTGCAACCAAGAGCATCCTTATTGGTGGTACATTAACCAATAATGAGAATGGTGCTATTAAAGTCTTTGTGGAAACTAGGGACACATCTGCTGGCGTAGATGCTAACCTTGTATATAATGCCCCTATACCAGAGGGATCATCAATGATTATAAGTGATGCTGGTAAAACTGTACTCGAAGCAACAGATGAGCTTAGAGTTTATTGTGACACCAAAAATGGTGTAGATGTTAACTTCAGTATCCTATCAGGTGTTAGCTAATGGCTGGGTATATTGGTAACAGTCCATCAGATAGTTCTGTTCGGATTGCTAGACAAATTTATACTACAAGTGGAGTCACAACTGACTTTACGTTTACGTCTGGTTATGATCCAGGATATATCGACATATATGTAAACGGTGAAAGGCAGACTGAGGGTACTAATTTCACTGCTAGTGATGGTCAAACATTTACCATTATGAATGGTGGTGTATCCACAGGTTCTACTGTAGAGTGTGCTGCATATAAAACGTTTAACGTTGCGACTGTTACTCTTGGTGAAGTAACTGACGTTGATGATTTAACTATTACTGGCCAGATTACTGCTGGTAGTGGTGATATTGGTATTGCTACTATTCATTCTAGTGGTATTGATGCTGGTGTTGGTGTTATAACTGCTGCAAGTTTTGTTGGAGCAATAAGTAAAGTAACAGTTGCTGATGAATCAAGTGATACCTCTTGTAATGTCTTATTTACAACTGCTGCTACAGGTGATCTTGCTCCTAAGAGTGGAACAAATCTTACCTTCAATTCTTCATCAGGTGCTTTAACTGCTACTTCATTTGTCGGTGATGTAACTGGTGATGTCTCAGGGTCATCTGGATCTTGTACTGGTAATGCTGCAACAGCAACAGTTGCTAATGGACTAAACCTTTCTCCGAATATAACTGTTGGTAATGTAACATCTGTTAATGTAACTAATTCTAAGCAGACTACATCTGAGCATTTAAATATAACTGGTGTATCAACTTTTACTGGTGCTGTAACTACTGCAAATACAGTTACTGTTCAAAAATCTGGAGCTGCTGATATAAAAGTAGGTTCAACCGATGCTGGTGGTGCAAGAATATTTCTAGATGGAGATTCTAATGGTGATTTTATTGGTAGTGATTATTCAAGTATTGTACATAACACTGATGGAAATTTAGTAATCAAAGCAAATGCACCTGGAACTTCTAATTGTTACATACAAGTAGGTGGTGATGGTGATTATGCTGCAAGGTTTACTGAAGGTGGGTCAGCAGAACTTAGATATGATAATACTAAACGTCTAGAAACCACAGCTCATGGAGCAATAACGTCTGGTATTCATACTGTTACTGTTGGTACAGACTTAGATGGATATAAGGTAGAAGAAGGAAGTGTTGATACTAATGCTTTAAATGGAGAGTTTGATTTTGAATTAGAGAATGGACATGTCCAAACTCATACAGGAACTACTGCTGGAAATTACTTCCCTGATTTTAGGGTAAGTAGTTCTCAATCATTACACTCAGTAATGGATGTAGGTGATGTTATTTCGGTTACATTAATGGTGGCATCTTCCAGTCATTATTGTACAACTGGTATTAAGATTGATAATAGTACAAGTGCTATAGATATAGATTGGATAGGTGGTGTTGCACCTTCTGCTGCTAATGGTAGTGGATATGATATATACGCATTCACTATTCAAAAGACTGCTTCTACACCTGCATACCATATAATAGGTAATGCTCTTGGTGCTGCTTAAAAGGAGGATTAAATCATGACAAATTCACATATAAAGCAGAGTCCTTTTGTTGGTTATGCTGGTTTTGGGGGAGGCGTTGGAGCACTTTCTGCTAAGAGTTCAGCATCTAAAACATACGTTGACGATGTGTTCAGCACGTATCTTTATGAAGGAACTGGAGGAAATATAGATGTTGATAATGGTATAGATGTTTCAACTGAAGGAGGTTTGGTCTGGATAAAAAGAAGAGATGGTTACAGTAATTTCCTTTTTGATACTGCAAGAGGAGGAACAGAAGCATTAATAACTAATGGAGGTAACGCAGAATTTACGGAAGCAAATGGTGTTCATACGTTTAATACAGATGGGTTTAGTATTGGTGCAGGAAGTGATGGTGCTTTTAATGGTAGTGGTATTGACTATACATCATGGACATTCCGCAAGTCAAAAGGATTCTTTGATATTGTTACCTGGACTGGGGATGGTAGTAACCCTAGAAATATAAGTCATAATCTGGAATCAATCCCTGGATGTATTTGTTATAAAAGAACTGATGCTGCTGCTGATTGGTATGTTTATCATAGTAGTATGCCTACTAATCCTGCGAATTATCTGCTGCAGTTAGATGCCACTATTATAGCATATGGATCTCATGGTGATTTTGGATCCACTCTTCCAACTGCTGAGGTATTTACAGTTGCTGGTAATTTAAATGTTTCAGGTCAGACATATATAGCTTATATTTTTGCAGGTGGTGATAATGGTGAGAGTTCTGTTGAATTTGATGGTACAGGTGATTATTTAAATCTTGCCGCTAATACTGGATTTGATTTTGGAACAGGTGCATATACCGTTGAGTGTTGGGTTAAAACAACTGCAACTAATGGTTGGTTATTTTTTAATGCTACTAATGATACTGGATTGAGACTATGTATAGGTAATAATGGTGGTACTGGATCTAATAATGGAAAGATTGAAATTAATGAACAAGTTAGTAATAGTGATACTTACACTCAGGGTTCAACAGCAGTAAATGATGGTGATTGGCATCATATAGCAATTTCTAGAGATAGTGGTAGTAATACATTAATCTATGTAGATGGAACTTTGGATGCTACGGGTACATCTGGTAAGAATTTATCTGGCAGTAACCCAGTTTTCATTGGATCTCGTTCTGCTAGTGCTCATATGAGTGACTTAGAAGGTAAAATATCTAACATGAGAGTTGTAAAAGGACAAGGACTTTATACAAGTAATTTTACACCTTCTACAACACCTCTTACACCTCAATCTCAATCGGTAACCCAAAGTAATGTAACACTTATATGTTGTAATGGACCAGCTGCAGGATCATCAACCGCATCTCCTGTAGAGATTACAGAACATGGTAATGTAAGCAGAAGTACAGATAATCCTTTTGGTACTAATGGTGCAGAAGAATATATCTTTGGAGGGGATTCGGATAAAAATATAATCCAATGTGGTAGTTATCTTGGTAATGCCTCGTCTACAGGGCCAGTGCTTAATTTGGGATGGGAGCCGCAGTGGATAATGATTAAAAAAGCAACGGGATCTACCACTTCTGCTGATTGGTATATACTTGATTCTATGCGCGGCATTGTTAGTGGTGATGATGATGCAATATTGGAAGCTAATACTGCTGATGGTGAATCTAGTAATGGTTGGAATTTAGGGAAACTAACTTCATCAGGATTTCAACTTGAGCAAGGTGGTGCGTCTGTTAATGGTGATCATAATCAATACGTATATATTGCAATCCGAAGGCCAGATGGATATGTAGGAAAACCGGCAACTTCAGGAACTGAAGTATTTGCTCAAGCGTATGGTGCAGATAGTGGTGACTTTAGATTTACAAGTAATTTCCCTGTTGACTTTGCATGGGCTAAACTTTTTGCTGGCAGTGGAAATTGGTGGACATCTGCACGTTTAATTCAAAAGAGAGAACTAAAAACAAATAATACTGACGCAGGGGCTTCAGGCACTAATAAAGTTTTTGATAGCATGACAAAATGGCACTCTAGTGGAGCTGATAGTACATATATCTCTCATATGTTTAAACGCCACAAGGGTTTTGATGTGGTGACTTATAATGGAAACGGTACAAATCAGGATGTGAGACATAACCTTTCACAAGCCCCTGAGATGATGTGGATAAAGGCTCGTACTGGAACATACGCAAGTTCTCAGGAATGGGCGGTGTATCATAAAGGTTTGAATGGTGGAACTAACCCACAAGATCGTATGATATATCTAAACACGGATGGAGCTGAAGGTTCACAGGCTTTCTGGAATGGTATAGCACCAACTAGTGCTGTATTTACTGTAGGAATGGGTGGTGATGTTGGTAATATTAATATGAGTAGCTATACATACATAGCCATGCTCTTCAGCTCCGTTACAGGTATAAGTAAGGTTGGTTATTATACAGGTAATGGTACAAGTCAATCTATATCACTTGGATTCCAGCCCAGATTTTTAATATTGAAGAATGCTTCTTCGACTGAAAAGTGGTATGTGTTAGATACTGTTAGAGGATGGGCTTCGGGAACTGATACATATTTGTCATTGAACACTGATTATGCTCAAGCCAGTGCTAGTACTTTTGGAGAACCAACATCAACAGGATTTGATATAAGTGGAAGTGATGCTTGGCAAAATGCTAATGGAGACACGTTCATATATTATGCACATGCCTAACCTAATAAATAACTAAAAAAGTAATACCATGTCAAGAGCAAGAGAATTAGCGGGTTTTGCTACCGCAACAAACCCAATTCAAGATCTTAACGTTGGTGTTGTAACCGCTATTTCTTTTAGTGGTGATGGATCTTCCTTGACAGGTATCGATGCTACATCGATTAAAGATGGTGGTGGAACAGTAAGAGCACAGGCAAATACTTCTGGTGTAGTCGTTACAGGTATATTAACTGCAACTAGTCTTGAGGGTGATGGTTCTGCTTTAACAGGATTACCTGCAGGACTTGGAACTGCTGTTGCAGCAACTGGTGATGGTGCTAATATTTACTATACAAATCAAGTTTTAGATTTAGGTTCTAGTCTTTCTGTTGATGTTCCTGCGACTGCTGTTGTTGCATATACACAATATCCAGAGATTGCTGTTGCATCTGGTGTTGATTTAACAATTTCTGATGGTGACGATTTTGTTTCAGATATTTTAGGTATTGGTACAACTGGTGCTCCATCTCCTCTTGCAGGTGGTGGTGGTAGAATTCGTGCTGATAACTTTACTGATAGGGGTGGTTCTAATGCACCTACATTCCCTAATGGTGTAAATGTAACTGGTGTTATTACTGCTACAACATTTCAAGGAAATGTTAATGGAACGACTGGAACCTTCAGTGGTGACGTTTCTATCGGTGGTACTCTAACATATGAGGATGTAGAAAGAGTTGATGCTACTGGACTTAGTACTTTTAGAGAAGGTTTGAATGTAGGTTCACCTACTGGTGTTGGTGGAACATTTAACCCTCAGGGTGATATATCTGCTGGTATTGGTAGTTTTAGTGGTGCTATATCAGGAACCACTGGAACATTTAGTGCTGCTGTATCAGGAACCACTGGAACATTTAGTGCTGCTGTATCAGGAACCACTGGAACATTTAGTGGAGCAATAACAGATTCAAAAGGTAATGTTCGTTCTATAATTCAAAACACTCAAGGTTCTACTTATACCCTTGTTGCTGGTGATGCTGGTAAACATATTCTTGCTAGTGGCACAGTCACCATTCCAAATTCAATCTTTTCTGCTGGAGATGCAGTTACTATTGTCAATAATACTGCTGGAGATTTAACACTTACAGCTTCAGTTGGAACTTTATATAACACAGCTGATGCAAGCACTGGAGACCGTACTTTAGCTACTAGAGGAATGGCTACTATTTTATTCTCAAGTGCTACGGCTGCCTACATCTCAGGTGCAGGATTGAGTTAAAAATGCATCTATTAAATAATAAGAACGGAGATTAATTATGACACCAATTCAGCAGATGTTCCTTGGTGCTGGAGCAGCTTCTACAAAAACCTACGTTGACGATGTGTTCAGCACATATGTTTATAAAGGAACTGCTGGTTCTAATAGTGTTAACAACGGAATTAATCTATCAGAGGAGGGAGGTTTAGTTTGGTTTAAAGAAAGAAGTGGTGGAGCTAATCATCAAATATTTGATACTTTAAGAGGAGCAACGAAACAACTCAGATCTGACGGTACCAATGCAGAAGAAACCAGATCTTATGGACTTGCTTTTAACACTAATGGCTATTCACTAAACTCTGGCGATGGCAACATTAATGGTTCTAGTAACACATATGCCTCATGGACATTCCGCAAGTCAAAAGGTTTCTTTGATATTGTTACCTATACTGGAAATGGTGGAGGTGCTCGCAGTATAAATCATAATTTAGGGTCTATTCCTGGTTTTGTAGCACTTAAATCAAATAGTAATATTACTAATTGGGTTTGTTATCATAAAGATTTCAGTAGTAATCAATATGTTTCATTAAATAGTAGTGCTGTTGCTGCTACTGATGCGAACCAATCTATAAATAGTGTTACTTCAACTCAATTTACCGTAGGTTCAGATCAGAATACTAATGGATTAACCTTTGTAGTCTACCTATGGGCCGGAGGTGAGTCCACAGCCGCTACTGCAAAAAGTGTTGATTTTGATGGAACGGGTGATTATCTAAACACAACAAGTTCTAGTAGTGATTTCACTATGGGAACGGGAGACTATACTGTTGAATGTTGGGTTAATTGGAATAATAAAGCATCAGGTAT